TATGCCAATTAAGTTTAACCAGGCAGCGCAAAACGTTTTGCGACCTTATAGAAAAACATTTTAAATGATTAAATCTTCGCACATACACGCTGGTCAACTTAACAGGACAGTTTCTTTATTCAGAAATGTGACTACCAAAACCGATACCGGAGAATCTATACAGCAGGACGAATTGATTAAGCAAGTGATGTATGCCAAACGTGAAGATTTTACCGGTAGTGAAGATGATGAAGATGGTAGAGTGATTGGCTTGGGTGTGGTGGCTTACATTGTAAGATTTAGTTCTGATCTGTTTGTGAACGGCCAAAAATATTTTGTAAAGGATTTTGATGGCACCTATCAGATCAATTCTATAGAGCTAACTGGTCAACAGAAAAACAGATTTTTGAAACTTAAATGCACAAGACGTGGACATTAAAGTAGAAGGATTTGCAGAGCTTAATCGAAAGCTTAAACAGCTAGACGACAAAATGACTAGGCGCGAAGTGCTTAAGATACAAAGGAAATTAGCTACTCCATTGGTAAGGGCTTACAGGGATGAGCTCCCACAAAGCAATAGGACCACAAAGCGTTTTGGAAACAGCTATCCACCAGGTAACTTAAAGAAGTCTGTAGACAAAGAAACTGTACCCTCTCGTGCTGTAGGCGGTAATCCACAAGTAGTAGTAAGACCATCTACCAAGGGAAAAAAAGGCGGTTACTACAGGCAGATGGTGGTGGACAAAGGAACTGAAATAGGATCTAATAAGCGCGGATCTAGAAAAATGATTAACACAGTAGTTGATAAGGCAAGAGATAGAGTAGTCTCACAGCGTAATTCCTCAACTACTGCTAAGTATGAAAAGCAAATGCAAAAATTTATACAAAAGCAAATTAATAAACTGAGCTCGTGATTATACAAGCAGCAAAACATGTTAATGAAGTGATGAGCTTGCAAGCCATTAAAGATGTGATAGAGGCCAATGTATTTTGGGATCTAGCTACTGAAGAAAAATCGCTTCCATTTGTCAACTTTAAACTAAGTAATACCGGGCCAGTGACAAAAGATGGAATTGCTCAATACTCAGTAGACATCTTTGTATTTGCTAAGTCTTTAAATGAAGGTGGCACGATAGCAGATGCTATTGAAACCGCCATAAAAGAATCAAGTTACAGCTGGAAGTTCAAAGGGAACGAAACAGGATACAACTATAGCGATGGCCGTGAAGGGCTTTGCACAATTAATTATGAATTTAAATTTTAAAACCTAGAAATTATGGCTGGAGAAAAAGTAATAAGTGGCAATCTAAGGATCACCTTAGATGAAAAAACAGTATTTCACTCTACAGAATGTAGCTTAACAGTGACAAGAGAAATTAGAGAGCGATCCACAAAAGACACAGATGGGATTGAAAGAGCAAAGGGCCAGAAATCCTTTAGTGGATCTGCATCCTCATTGGCTGTTTACAAAGGTGATGGTGAGGGTACTCACGATTTTGGCGCGTTATTCGACCTTTACAATGACGATGACGATGTGGCGATTCCTATTGAGTTTGTCCCATCAGAAGGTGATGCCACCTTCATGTTTAAAGGCGAATGTATTATAGAGAGCTTAGAACTTAATCTTGCTGTAGAAGAAGATGGTACAGCGTCCATTTCTTTTTCTGGATCTAAGACTCTAAAGAAGGTAGCCTTACCATTATAAGCTTATGACATCAATCACGATAGAGGGTGTAAGCTACCCTATAAAATTTGGTTATGGGGCCTTTAAGCGTCTTGGTTTACTTTGGGAACAAGAAGGAACTCAAGGCGTTGTAAGTGTAATTAAAGATTCCCTTGGCGATATGGGCACAGATCCTAAATTTGAAGCTTTAGAAAAATTGGCAGATCTCGTAAATGCAGGAATAGATAATGCTGGAGGTGGAGTTATTGATAAGGACGATATTTTAAATGAACTTGTTTTTAAAGATATTGACAAGCTACATACCGTTGTAAATGCATTTTTAGAAAGTATGCCTAATCAAGATAACGGAAAAAAAAAGGTGAGCCAGAAGAAAGCTCCCAAGCCGAAAGCAAAGAAATAACCTGGGATGAACTGGAAGAAATTGCATTGGGCATATTAAAAATGTCTGAAGATGATTTCTACCAGACCACTCCTAGAGCATTTCAGAATAAAATAAAAGGCTTTGAGCGTTATGAGGAAAACTTGTATAAGGAACGTTGGGAAATGCACCGGGAACTTATAGTCACGGTCTTATCTCCACATCTAGATAAAAAGCATAAAAACAAATCTATGCATGAGCTTTATCCTTTAGCCTGGGATAAAGCAAAATTAAAAAGGCTGAAAAAATTAAGTCCTACAGAATTGTGGACTAAAATAGACGAAGCAAAAAAAAGTAAGAATACTAAAATATAGTTTGTTGTTTTTTTCATAGTTCGGAAAAACCTCTGAATCGTTCAGAGGTTTTTTTGTGGGATAAAGTCAACAATGTTGGAGTCAGTTATAAATGTATACCTATAGTTTTATCGTTTTAATATAAACCTTTAATAAATTAAGTCATGAAATCTATTTTTTTATTGTTAACAATGCTTACTCTCTTATTAAGTGCATCAATGCCAGCAAGTGTCTTTGTAGAAGCTGATAGTTTCAGTTTTGAAAATGTATCTCAAGTACCCATTGAAAGTCATTCGACAATTGATTTTGCAAAATCTAAATTTGAAATGAACAACGTCAACAAGCTTAAAGAAAACCATCCAGAATTGGTAAAAGAGTATTCCGAAATGGATAAGGAACAATTGCTAGAACAGATATGTGGTGAAGTTCTGGACTTGAATCTTATGCAAGAGAGAGTTTATTTATTTATGCATAAATGCACTCAAAACTATAGCAAAACAAACTACTCGATTGAATCTATTAAAACAATGGTAAGTTCTAAACAAGAAAATGACATCAATGTTTTTTGTAAAGATTTGCTAGATGATTTTAAAACTGATAAAGAAAGAATTGAAGATCTAAAGTCCAGGGCAGAACAAGCTTAAATTTTTCCTACTTAAATTAAAAAACCTCTGAATCGTTCAGAGGTTTTTTTAAATTGGATTATTTGTTGTATTATTGTAACGTCAACACAGTTGAAGACTTCCACGTCTTTAAATTTTATAAATAAGAGCATACCTATGGGTATTACTATCTGAAAAGTAGTATAAGCCAGTTTCTTTAACTGTGTTGACAACCCTAAGGGTGTGCTCGAATTTAAACTTTTAGCGATGTCAACAAAAAGCTACATTTCACAACAATTTACTTTTAATGTACTTCTACAACAAAGTAAACAAAAAACAAAGCTTATCAATTTCTTATCGTTTCAAAACGAAACTTTAAAAGAAGAAATTCAATTAAGAAAGCTTTTAATTACTGAAAATGGTTTCTATAACCATTACTTCCAAAACTTAAAGTATTGCTTCACAAAAGAAGAAGCTTTTTTTAAGACAAACCACAACTACAAAGTTTTATTTGGGGAAGAAAAAACAACACTACAAAGTTTCTTCAAAAGTAAATCAATCTTAATACTTCAAAACCTAGAAAAATGAAACAGTTAATAAAAATTACAGAACAAAACGGCAATCAAGTAGTTTCTGCAAGAGAGCTTAGTGAATTTTTAGAAGCTAAAACTGATTTTACTACTTGGTGCAGAAGAATGTTTGATTATGGATTTGAAGAAGGTGAAGATTATTCGCTCCTCAAAATTGGGGAGCGAAAAGCTCACAACAAAATTGACTATGCATTAACCTTAGATTGTGCAAAAGAAATCTCAATGCTACAAAGAAATGATAAAGGGAAACAGGCTAGAAAATATTTTATTGAAATAGATAAAAAATATAAAAAAATTGAAGCACCAACAAATCCATTAGATTTACTAAAGTTGGCAGTTTCCGAAATGGAAAAGAAAGATAAAGAAATAAAATATTTGAAGCCGAAAGCTGAATTTATGGATAAGGTTATGGATGCAGATGAGAAGATCGATATAGGACAAGCTGCTAAAATTTTGGAATTACCTTTTGGTCGTAATACTATGTTTAAAAAACTAAGGGATAAGGGTGTTTTTTTTAAGAACAGAAATGAGCCTAAGCAGGAATACATTAAAAGAAAATACTTTGTACTTAAAGAGAAATATATTTCTAGAAACAACCATGATGGTTTTGTTGTAGTGAAAGTCTTGGTAACTCAAAAAGGTCTAGAGTATCTAAGTAATATATTTAATTCTATAGAAAACAATAAAAGTCTGGCGATCATACAATAAAATTTCTATTTATTTATTAAAACCCTTTAGATATCTAAAGGGTTTTTTTGTGGCATAAAGGAAACAATGTTGGAGTCCAGCAGACGAGTTCACTTCTACTTTTGAGG